TGATGATTGAGAACGTCTTGCCACTACGGGTGCCACCTTGAAAAACTGCTATCCTTGTTTTGCAGTTGATTAGGTCGTAATACGTTTTAGGTTGTTTCACAAGCTATTTAAAAACTCTCTGTGACTATTGAACAGAAACCAATTATCACCTTTTTGATAACCCCGTTTCTTGTAAAAGTAAACAATGTCCCCAATACGATACGCTCCTGAAGCAGGATTGCTGTAAACAACATTAGCAGCGTTTAGCATTTGCTCTAACACGCGCTTAGACCTATTGCAGTCTGCTTTATTCATTCTGTGAGTTTTGTTTCTGTCTGATTGGTATGGTCAAGCACCTCCTTAAACCAACTCGGTTCGCTCATCGTTTCATTAACCGTCACCTCTGTCTCTGTTTGCTTAGGCATAAAGTATGGCATCAAACTACTAAGGGCTTTAAGGTATTTCTCATCACTGTTTTCACGCAGCACTTGAAGTGAGTCTTTGATGTTTTCCATCTCACCCTCCATGACTTCAGAGAAAATTGATCGTGCCTCCTCTGTAACCTTGTTACTCTTTCCTTTGGGCCTTCCTTTACCCTGTGTGTTTCCTTTTTTAAACGGCATTGTATGTTATTCTATGTTATTTTAACATGGCTTCGTAATCCTGTATGCTTTTAAATATCCTGTAAGCCACTTGCGGCACTATGGCGTTTCCATATGCTTTGATTGATTCTCTTCGCCACTTTGGAAAGGTAATACCGTCCAGTTCTTTGGGAAGCCCATCATCTCCTCCACAAACAGGGGGGACAGTTGGGAACTCTTCCCATTGGTTACTAGTCGCCCTAAATTCAGGGAGTGACTGCCCTTCCCGTCTTTGGTTTTCCTTCTCCCCGTTTCTGTTATCTCGCACTTGCTCGTTGGTTCTTGCGTTGTCGGTGTCGGGAGCATTCCGTGAATTTGTGTTGCAAGGTTGGGCATCGTTGTTCCGTTCGGATATTTCTCCATCCTGGCTTTGAATTTCTCCAAGTCGTGAACGGGTTCCGATGTTGTCGGAGTTAGAAGCAAACCTATTTTTTCCATAGTCGGTTTGTATTCGCTCATTACCTCCTGTGCTAACGTTCCCGAATCCCCACTCTTTGGATTCTTCTTGCCGCTGGCCACTAGCCCGTCCATCACGGTTGGTGTTTTGAGCAACAATCCAAACTCTGTCTCGTCGGTGAGGAGCGTTGACGGCACAAGCTGGAATAATAAACGATTGGACGGAGTACCCAAGAGCTTCCAAGTCAGTGCAACACGTTTCGAAAACCAATCCGTCCGACCAATTAACAAGCCCGCGAACGTTCTCGCCCACGACCCAACGGGGCTTACACTCTCCGACAACTCTAAGCATCTCTGGCCACAAGTGGCGTTCATCTTCTGAGCCTTTTCGTTTTCCTGCAACGCTGAACGGTTGGCAGGGAAACCCTCCTGAGAGGATATCAAGTCTTCCAGAGTAAGCTGTCGCGTTGAAGTCTTTGATGTCTTCGAATTGTTCTGCATTGGGGAAATGGTGTTTGAGGACTTTGCGAGGGAACTCTTCCCACTCGCAATTAAAGAGGTTTGTAAATCCCGCCCATTCAGCGGCTAAATCAAAGCCTCCAATCCCTGAGAATAAACTGCCATGATTCATAGTTGCTTAAATGTCTATCTGTTGTTTGAAGTGTTCAATTACTGATTCAGTCTTCTGCTTGTAGAATGATTTAAACTCACCCTTCTTGCCTTGTGACTCCCATAGCTTAAACAATACACCTCGCAGTCTTTGGCTTTGGGTCTTTGGCTTATCGTAGATGTCTAGCTCTAGGTTGTCTAGTTCGTCTACCTCATCCTGATTCATCTCTTCGGCAGCTCGAAAGTACAACACTCCAAACGTATCGACTAGCTCATCTATTTCCATTACTTCCGTGCTGGTCTTCTCTTGTGTTATGAACCTAACGCTTACCGATCGGTCTTTCCTTCTTTGGTATCCGTCAAGTATTGCTTGCGTTAAGATTCGCATGCCGCATCGTATGCGTGTTCCAACTTCTTAAGCCTTTCCTTAAGGCATCCACCACACCGAGTGAACCGTGCTTTAAGTCTATAGATGTCTCGATACAGTGTGTTCGCTGCCCTTTGTGCGTTTGCATCTAGCGTCCCTTTCCCCCATTGGTCTTTTATTTGTTCTTCCCAAACGGTTTTTTGGTCTGCCGTCATTGTTTTGCCATACGGGAATAACTTGTTCCACTTATCCTTACGAGCTGTGCATCCGCAATCGTCTGTTACTGCTTCGACGACCTTCTTAATACCTGTAGCCTCTGTAATTTTTTCTACCGTATCACCCAGCCCCTTGGATTTTTTCCTTGTTTTTTTGGATGTGGTCTTTGGCTTTTTTGAGACTTTCTTGGATTGTTTTTCTTCCGATTCCTGTTGCATTGGTTAGCGTATTTATACTGTGATTGTGAATGTAATAAACTCTAAATATCTCGGCTTCGAACCAGTTTAAATCATCGAGTAATGAGTCGATCACTTGCAACTGTTCCTTGTGGTTCATGTCTGCGTAGCTGTCTGACATGTTACCCACCGCTCCCATTGGATATTCAAACGTCACGTTCTCCGTCCATTTTTTGTACTTGTAGTAAAACCGTGTAGTCTTTGAAAACGAGCATATTTTAAGCCATCGCAGTACGTACCAGAGCAACTCACCTCGCTCACACATATCAATGTATTTGTCGTCCTCTCTCTCTAAGATACTGACTGCCACGTCATTAACCAAATCATTGCCGTACTTTTCGCCCGTGCAAATATTGGCTATTTGTTTTAATTCGTCATAGTGGTCATTAAAAAACTCTTCAATACAGGTCACAAGTCTTTAGTTAGTTGTTTAAAGTGGCTGGTTAACTCTTTTAACTCAACCGTTGTGAACTTCATTGTACTATTGCTTTTCTGTATCAAACGATCACAAGTGCCTTCACCATAAACTGCGTCTAGTTTACGGCCAAACTCAAATTGTCTGCCGCCATTACCCATATTGCAATGTGCGCATTGTGGCATGCAATTCAAGGTTTCTAACTTACCGTCAATTTCTTCGAGATGCCACCTTGTGCTGTACTTTGTTCTAGTTTGAAAGTGTCCAGCTTGCATACCGTCCTTCTCCCAAAACTTCTTCTTGCCACAAGTCCAGCATGATACGTAGCCTGTTGTGTCGGCATACCGTCTTCGGACGTATATAGAATACGCTGCGTCTAAATTTGCTACTGCTCTAGTTCGTTCGCTCACGTTATCTAATATAACGAAAGGGGGAACGCTCCGAGTAGTCCCCCCTCTCTAGCTATAACCAGTAAACCGATGACAATATAATCATAATTCTTTATCCCATCCGTTTTTCTTTGCTAATCGTGTACCGATACCCTCAGGTCTCAGCTTTACTTTTTTGTCGCTGATAAATTGCTTCAATGTCAGTGGTTCAATTTTATCGGCCATGCGTTCTGATTCCTCTTGCTGACTTTTCTGGTGATTCTGTTCTAAGACTTCTGCTCTAACCTCACCTTCGTAGCGTCTTAAAAATTCTAGAATCTCTGCGGACTTTAAACGCTCAAATAGTTTACCAAACTTACCCATGCGTATCATGTCAAAACAAACCTTAAGTTCTTCCAACTTGAGTGTTGGATGCTCTTGCAATATTGCGCGGCAAGTAAACTGCAACTCCTCATCTGTGCTTAATGTTTTAGTGCAGTTCATATCCTTGCACAACTGAGCTACCTGTGAGTAAATCCAACCGCGACATAAATCGGGCATGACCTTTACAGCCTTTTGTATGTTGGTGCCTTCATTCCATGCGTCGTTTGGCTTGATCAAATGTAAATCACCCTTGAGTAATAAATTCGTTTGCGGCCTCAACGCTAAAGTTTTCTCCTTTAAATCCATGATTTGATTTTTTCCATTGTTTCGTGTTGCGTATCCAATTACGAGCAGCAGCTTTCCAATCCTTTAATGGTTTGCCTTTGCCTTGCACCCAACCGTTAGCCGTGTAGTAATCGTAAAAGCTCAGGCTCTCTTTGGCTAACTCACTGTTTGCTGTCGAAGGTAGTATTTCTGCAAAGTATTTCTCTACCTCTTCAAACGAATTTGGGTTTTTCCCACTATAACTTGTTTTTTTAGATTGTTTAGATATATTGTTATTATTCTGTAGACATATTGGCGAGGCTGCATCGACATATTGGCGAGGCTGGGTAGACAAATTGTCTATGCTGGCTGGACATATTGTCCTCTTACGGCCATCGGTCTTTATCTTAATTAACTTTGCCTCGTGCAATCGTTTGATGCTTCGGCTAATTGTGCGCTCACTAACACCATAGTCTTCAGAAATCAATGTGTTCGATTTGAAGAACGTGTGATTATCCCAATTAAACGAATCAATATCAGCCCACAATATTTTGTCGATTGGCTCTAATTTCTTGTTTTCAAGAATTACCCTTGGTATCCAGATCCCTTTAAACTGCCTCATAAATTACTTCAATTTGATAGAAAGTAGTTATTGAAAATTCTTCTGCTTCAGTTACATCTGCCGTCCACTGCAACAATCCCTCCTCATCCAAATAGGCATAAATGTAACGTTCCATCAGTATTTGGTTTCTCCTGTTTTAAAATTTAATTCGAACCTACATCTGTCAAGCGTATGCTCTAACTTCTCACGTTTGCTACATGCAGGCATAGATGCAATTAAACTAAAAAGCAGTCTGCGATAACGTCGCAGCTCAATTATACTTCTTTCATGAAACCAATCTGCATCATAATCCATCGGGTACAGTTTTATGCTTTTTAACTTCTTGTAGCTCTACTATCCGATCTACAATCATTTTGGTTAAGCTGATAATATGGACACCTGTGTGATGTTTAATGTCTTCCATCTTGTACAGAAACATGTGTGGTGTATTGTTATAGTACCTGTTGGCAGTCATGTTTGTCCAATTCATTTCCCTATCCATTTTGGAAAATGACTTGTAGTGCATTTCGATAAATGTGCGTAATGTCATTTTTTCTTCTTTTTAGATTTCTTACTTGGTAAGTATTCTTCCCAATAAACTTTGTGATCAGGGTCATGCCTGTACCCTGTCTTAGTTGGATACAAAAACTTTTGTCCATGTTCACCATCTAAAAGGCTATAACCCAGTTGAAACACCAACGTCGATACATTGTCCTTGTTCATGTGCTTTTGCATCTGTGGTTGACGCTTTAACCATGCAAAGAAGTTATGTATGATGTCATTGTACTCGTCCTCGGACGTAGGTCTTGTGATAAATTCGTTCATTAGTACGGGTATTTTTCATCCTGACTAAATGTAGGGGTATCAACCGTGTTCAAGTTGTCGCGCATGTGCAACATGTTCTTAGCCTCAATTTTTATCTGATCCTCTGTTAATTGATTAGCTGAATTAGCAGTCATTTTTAAATACTCTAAAGCCGTTGTAATAGCCCATTGGTTGCTAATCCTTGCGTCTTTCTCCTCCCAGTACCGCTGCTTGTCCTCCTGCTCTTTATTGACCTTAGAGATACGCAAACTAACACCATATGTGTTTTCCGTCTTTGTGTATTCTACTTCGTCTCCTACGCTATACGGAGTTTTATCCGCACCTGTGCTATTGGCCTTGCCTGCAACACCGTCTTCCATTTCTACGAAGTATGGATAGAATGTCTTACCGTCCTTATTCCAAGGATTATCATCGGTGCGCTTAACTGATTTAATAACTGATTTTGTTTTCATCTTACTTGATGTTTAAAGGTTTATAGATTTTGATTAAACCCCATAGGTAGGTTTTAATCTTGTAAATTCTAATTTTAGGCTCAGTTCTAATTTCCAACACTACATTGTCACGTAGTAAATTGTTGAGAATGCTTTGTCGTACAGGCTTGAAACCCATTTCTTTACGCCACTGCAACCACATTTTCATCTCTTGATTATTCATTGATGTCGTAAAATAAAGTGAAATATCCGTACTTCTTTTCGACCATTAAGAGGTGTTCGAAGTCGTCCTTCGGTAGCTTAGATAAGAAATACTTGTCATAACCTGATGATCCCTTTGTCCAGCAATACGACTTCCAGCCTTCATCAATGTACTTCTGCCTATACTTGTGGAGATGGTCTTCATCTACAGGTGTCCATATACTTGTTCGGTATGCTGTAGATGTTGTAGTGCCTAATTTTCCCGTTACCCAATTTTCTTCTTGACTGTGATTCATTTTGCGTAAGATTGTGTGTTATAACCTAAGTCCTGTTGTACCTGCTTCTGTTCTTTATGGCGACGATTGTATTGCACGCCTCGCAGCTCGGTCATGTCTTCTTGAACTTTGCGACGCATACGAACAATGCTTTCAGGTGTGGCCAACTCTTTAGCAGCTATCATTTGCAACAACTCGTACATCTTGCCTTTTGCCGTGTTCGTGCCTTTTGCCTGCAATTCTGAATTCCAATAGTTTGCAATGAGTTTGCTATCGTCATCACGTAGTGATGGATACCGCTTAAGCAAGTAGATTACCTTGTCCTTTGTCCTGTTTATCTTCATGGTTTTATATTGATTTGATGCAAATATACACAAAATTATTGGATGCTCCAAATCAAATATATGTGCATGAAAAACCCCCACCTCGTTAGGCAGGGGCCAATCAACATGAAAAAA